AACTTCTCCTCCGGGCTCATCGCTGGCCCTCCGGGATGGAGAGCAGGGCCCCTGTGAGGGCATCGCGCAGAGCGGCGGCCTCGGAGTGGTTCATGGTCATGGTGACCCCATGCCCCTGGTCCAGCTTTACGAGGATGTGGCGACCAGACGGAGCGATCTCCGCGTGGACGGCAAACTTATGGACGTATGACGAGATGAGCATTGGTCCCTCCTTACGAGATGTTGAGATGCCGCTTTGCGGCGTTGATGATGTCTCGGCGGATTGCAGCATCGCTTCGTGCGGTCTTGATCTTGAAGTCGTGCCATCCGACCCGAGTGATGGGATCGACATCGCTTACCTTCTTGACGCCGATCACATTCCTGCGATTGGGATGAAGGCACAGGTAATCGACAGCCTCTTCTGGAAGGGCATCGCGCATCACCTGCCTGCCGTTGCGACGGAACTCGCAAGCCACAACCCCGACAATGCTATTCGACAGGCGCACCCGCCACTTGCTTTCAACGGTGCGAGCCACAAGGAACTCTCGCAGGGGGTCTTCTCCGTTATTCTTGAGAACCCACCAGGAGTATTCCTTCCACGCCTCGCAGACCGCTTTCGGGCTGGGGATGTCGGACTCCTCGCAGTCATCATGGTTGCCGTCCACGTCGCAGACGCTGTACCCGTCTTCGTATGCCCAGTAGTGCTGAACCGACCAATTCCCATCGAAGACCGGAATTGTGCAGATGATGTCGTCCATCTTTCCCTCCAAAGCCCCGGTTGCGGCAGTCCTTCACACGGTGGGGCGTGTTCGCGTGAGCGCGTAAGATATCGTTGATTGCGTGTACCAGCTACGCAGAGTTTGCATGGCTGTGCTGCAAAAGAAGCATCCCCTCACGGCAGTCCTTCATGTGTCCCCATATGCCCGCGTGGCGCGCGATATTGCCCGCACGGCCATGGTATAGGCTGGCGAGCGCATGTGGCGGCACGGGGGCCATGTGATAGGCTTGCGGGAGCATGGGCGCGGGAAGAGGGGCCTAGCTTTCGCCAGGCCCCTGCTTGTCAGTTAGCCGGTGCTATCAATGCCGCTTTTGACCATGCGTCAATCTTCTTCATTTCGGCGTCGTATTGCGCTTGATCCAGCTTGTCGGCCATAAAGCGTCTATCCAGCGCATCAACCATGCGCTCGACGCGCCGCTCGATTTCATCTTCCGACATTCGTCGCATCTTCCCCTCCGTTAGCGATAAAGCCCGGCGACAAACAGCGCCAGTAGCAGTAGATAGCCGATGAAACGCGCGATCGCGATCATGCGAACACCTGCACGAAGACGTAGCCGGATTTCGTCCCGCCGCCGTGCCAAACCAGGTCAGGCCTACGCCACTGCATCGATAACGATTGCGGAGATTTCTGCATCAAGGGCGAGGGCGTATTCCAAGCCCGGATTGATACAAGCGCCATCGGCTTGCGCCTTACGAAGGCGCCGGATTGCCCGTTCGGTTGCATTGAAGCGACCGCAAACAGGGTAGAGGTGGCTTTCGTCCTGTTCGCGGAAGAGGGCGTTGATGCGGCGGATGTTCGCCAAGCCATCAAGGTCTTCCGCCATTGCGGCAATCTGATATGGGGTAAGGTTCGTGGCCATTGGTTCACTCCCCCCTGGCCTTGGCGATAGCCGCCCGCGCGGCTTCATAAGCCGATGGCGCGATAGCTTGCGTCGAGTATCCGTCCCCGATAATATCCTCCAAGGCCGACAGCAAGTCTGGCGCGGCTTCGCGGATAGCGGCGGCTATCTGTCCGGGCGTCCGGGTTTCGTCGCCAACGCGCACAAGGTTAGGCGCGATTGCTTCGAAGAGTGGGCGGAGGCTACCGCGCGGATAGTAGGGGACGCATGACCAATCGTTCCCGGCGTCCGCAGAAATGATGGAAGCGCCGATAGGCTGGCCCTCTTCGTTTAACAAAGCCTCTACTACAAACCCCGTCCCCGCAGAGATGATAGGCGCGGCGCGCCAGTCGTTCTTCTTCCGCCTATCGGCGCAAGGGTTCTTTATGTCAATCGCCAGCCTGTACGTTCCAGGCCGCAAGCTATCCAATACCATTGCTACCCTCCAGGCCGCACCATGCGGCACGGGGCATAGAATAACGTGAATTGCGTTTGCCAGTTACGCAATGTTTGCATATGTGCTATGCAATAAATGCGTTTGTGCTTGTGTGTGTCATGGTGTAGGCGAGCGGAAGGGCCGGAGCGGCGATATGGTAGCCTGATACCGTGCCGCTTGCGGGGTCTAGGGCGTGTAAGGGCGTGGCGGGATGCGCTGCGAAAGAAGAGGCCCCCGAAAGCGGCTCTATCATCCTCTAAGGGGGGAGATAGCACGGGGGGAGACAAGGCGGATCAGGTTCCTCTCGGCCAGGTTCTAGCCTGCAAGCCATGCGGCAATCGAATAGGGGGATGCAGGAAAAGCATGTCAGGCATCGCCATTTCCCATTGCCATACCCAACCACACCCTATATACACGCACATACAACTAACTGGAGGGACACAATGAACAAGCTCGATGACATCTTCTTCTACGGCATCATGGCGACGTTGTTCGCCGCGACGCTGGCCGTCGGCATCATGGCGGCGCTGAGCGAGGCGGCGCTTCGAGCGGGGGGGGTGTGATGACCCGCCGCATCCTAGACGCCCTCACGGCGACCATCGGCTTCATCGGCATGGCGGCGCTGGCTGTGCTGGCGATGTACATTTAAGGAGGTTCAAGTGTACGCTGATTTCTGCAAAGACTGGCCCGGCCACTTGGCCCTGGCCTTCACTAGGGCTGCTCAACGCCGCTACGCCGCCCGGCCTACGGGGCCGCATCCTGACCCCGTGGCATACGCCGCTGCCGACGCCGATATGAGGCGCATCAGCGCAAAGCGCCCCATGACATGGGAGCGGCTCATGGCTAGCATTGGCGCTCGGCGCTCTCCTTACCCGTACTAAGCAGGGCGGGGGCCGGGGGGAGCTCCGGCCCTTCCGCTCGCGGCCCTACCAGTGCCAGCGTCCGGGCCAGCGCCAGGCCATTCTGCGGCGAGGCTAGGCCCCCGGCCCCCATCGATTGTGCGGCGCGGCAAAACCGGCCCCCCGGCTTGGGCTTTTCGCGATCTCGCAGGCGGGCGCGAAGGCCATGTCCCCACGCTTGCCACTACACAGACCCTTGCCCCCAACCAGAAAAAAACCTACCGTTGGGTATGGCCTATGAGGTTGAGAGCGACCATGAGCTGTCCCAGGACGGCTTTGTGGACTGGGCGGATATCCGTATTCTTTGGGAGGCCGGGGCTTCCCTTGGGTACATCACCAAGCGCCATCCGGTGCATGAGCGCAACGTGGCGAAGCGCGCCCTTGAGTGGGACCGTGCTGCGCGGGACTCTGCGCTTGCCTTGCGGGGGCATAACAAGAGCCTACCCGTGGCTAACGAGGATGCTCCTCCCGTAGGACAGGGAGGGAGACCTAGTTCTGTGCCAGGGTGGTTGGATATGCTTGCGAGGGTTAGTAAGCCTAGGTGGGATGAGGCTACTTTTCCTATGGTGGAAGTGGCGCAGGCTTTGCACAATGTTGCGAGTGGTATGCCGGTTGTCTTGGCAGCGGAGGCGGCTGGGATCACGGAGCGGGTGTGCCAGAAGTACCGGAACTCGGAGCCGCGTCTCGACACGATGTTCCGGCAGGCTCGCGCCATGTCGGCGGCACCTCTGGTCAAGAAGATCATGGAGGATCGCGACTGGCGGGCTGCGGCTTGGCTGCTGGAGCGCGGGATCGCGAAGGCCGAGTTCAAGCAGGAGGCGGTCGGCAAGGACGACAAGCTGACCATCGAGATCATGGTGAGCCGCGAGGACAAGGCGGCATTGGCGAACGTCATCGACGTTACGGAGAGCGCGAATGCCCCAATGGTCGCTGGGATACCAGCCTTCGGAGAAGCAGAGGATCTTCCACGCAGTTAAGGCGCGGCAGGTTCTCTACGGTGGTGCTGCGGGCGGGGGCAAGAGTCATGCCATCAGGATGGATGGCATCATTTCGTGCCTCCAGAACGCTGGCTTGCAGGCGTATCTCTTTCGGCGGACCTACCCGGAACTGAAGGACAACCACCTGATCCCCATCCAGCAGATGGCGATCCCCCCTGAGGTGGCGGTTTGGAAGGAAACGGATCGGAAGCTGACGTTCTACAACGGGGCGTTCCTCCAGTTCTGCTTCGCGGAGGATTTGGCGGACATCTACAAGTACCAGGGCGCGGAGATGCATTGGCTGGGGCTGGACGAAGCGGCGCTCCTGCTGCCTGACCAGATCAAGTTCCTCCGTACCCGAGTGCGTCTGGGTCGCTACAAGGCCCAGCAGGAGGATGTGTTCCCGAGGATTGTCATCGGCAGCAATCCCGGCGGCCCCGCGCACAACCTCTTGCGGGACATCTTCATCGAGCAAGCCCCGCCGATGCACTTCTTCCACGACAAGACGACCAAGACCAAGAACTCGCCGGGGTGGAAGAGCATCTACATCCCCGCAAAGATGGACGACAACCCGCATCTGGATGTTGACAGCTATGAAGGATCCTTCACCGCTTTGTCCCCCGAGCGGGCCAAGGCACTACGGGACGGCGACTGGGATGTGGTTTCGGGAGCAGCCCTATCCATGCTCGACCGGGGCAAGCATCTCATTCGCGGCTTCAAGCCCCCACGACATTGGACCCATTTCATGGCTATGGACTGGGGCACAGCCAAGCCCTTCTCCATCGGATGGTACTGCATATCGGAGGGAGCAACTCTGAAGGCCAAGGACGGATTCCCCGAGGTCTACCTCCCGCCCGGCGCGAAGATCCGCTTTGCCGAGTGGTACGGGTGGAACGGGGAAGCGGACATGGGCGCGCGCATGTCGGCAGCCGAGGTGGCCCGCGAGGTCATCCGGCTTGAAGGCGAGATGCAGTTGCCGCCGATGGACTTCCGGGTCGCTGACCCGCAGATGTGGGCCAGCCAGGACGGTCCCTCCCCTCAGGACAACATGAGGACCGCCACTTCCGGTCGATTCATCCTCCGGCAGGGCCGCAGGGATCGGAAGGCCAACTACACGACGATGGTCCAGCACCTCATTGGCGAGCAGCAATCGGATGGCACTTGGTCGCCGCTGCTGTTCGTGACCGACAACTGCCGCCACTTCTGGCGCACCTGCCCCGGCCTGACGCTTGACGAGCTTGAGCCTGACAAGGGGCCAGCCACCAGACGGCAGGAGGACCATGTCTATGATGAGGTGTCCTTCGCAATCTCGATGCACAGCAAGGTCACGACGGAAAAAGACAGGTACAACGAGGAAATGCTTGACCTCGCACGGGAGTTGAGTGGAGGATCGGTTTCGAGGGACCCATACGCAGTACGCACACGGAGGGTGTGATGGTACGCGGCACGATAGCTTCAGAGATCCGCGATGTGATCGCTCGCCAGGAAGGCGAATGGGCGGTTGCGGAGATCCGCGACATGGTCAGCGGCGCGACGGCATCCAAGGTGCTGGTCGTCGTCATGCGGCTTGTGGAGCAGGGTCTTGTGCAACGCATCGGCTATTCTCGGGGGCCAAACAGCAAGGTGCGCCCGACCTACATGACGATGGGCGATATTCCCTCGCTTGGCGACCTTCCCGCCACGGACCCAGAGGAGATCCTTGCTGGCCTGATGGCCGGTAGGCGCTACGAGGATGTGAAACTCAAGGTCACGGGGCGACTTGCACGATGACGATCAAGTTCTTTGCGCCCAGCGGCGCTCCGCACCAGCTTGGCGAGAACCTTGCCCGCAACTGGATGCACGGTGAGCATTACGCGCGCCACGGCGAGCCGCTCGCGGAGATCAATCTCCACTACGGCATCCTCTACGGCGGCGCGGAGATGTACCGCAAGACCCAGGAGGAATGGAAATCCTACGTCCATGTGGACCACGCCTTCTTTGGGCGCACGGAGGACCTGAACAGCAGGGGCGGGTACTTCCGTTTCTCGCTTAACAACCAGTCAAACGAGCGGAAGCTGACCGTCGAGTACGATTCGCGCCGCTTGGAAACCCTCCAGAAGAAGGGATTGCTCAAGCTGGAGCCAAAGAGGGCCATCAAGAAGAGCCGACTGGTCATCTACCAGCCGCCGAGTGCATACATGGTGCAGCACTACGGTCTCTCCCCCGACTTTGACGGCAAGTGGAGGGCCACCTTGAGGCGTCTCTACCCCGGCATGATGGTCGTGACGACCCAGAAAAGCCCAAAAACCGACGATTTCTGGGAGAACGTGGCCGTCGTGGCGTCGTTCAACTCCGGTTTGGGCTATGAGGCGCTCCGCAAGGGCTGCGAGGTCGTGATGACCGCACCGAGGACGCTCTGGCCGTGGAAAACCGGAGACCTGACCGACGGAAAGTGGGGCGAACGGCGCTATGAGACGTTCTGCCTGATTGCCGGTCGCATGTGGAACTTCAAGGAGATGGCGAACGGCGAGGCTTTGGAGCATATGAAGGGCAATGGGGAGATTCCGCTGTGATAAAAGCCAAGTCCGCGAAGGCAAAGGGCCGTCGCCTTGAGCAATGGATCGTCAAGCAGCTTGAAAGCCTTGGCTTGGCTGCTCATCGGCAACCTGGCTCTGGCGCTTTCGATGCGTTTCCTCACGATGTATCTGCTCGACTGAAGGACGGGACACAGATCCTTGTCGAAGCAAAGCAGCGCAAGAAGGACGCATGGGCCACGGGCGAGCGATGGCTTGGCCGCGCTGATGTCCTTGTCGTGCGGATCGACCCGGAGCCGTTCCAGCCCGAGAACGAGCCGCGCGTCTACATGAAGTGGTCCACGTTCCAGAGGCTTGTCGGCTGATGCCGCAGGAAATGACCCCGGCCCGCATCATGGGCTACCGCAAGATGGCCGACAATCGTCGTGGTCGTCGCTGCATCAAGCTGGCGACCACCGGCAACATGCACCCGCTGGTCCGTGAGTTCTACGAACTGGTCAACGAGGACCCGTTCCTCACGTTCAAGGTGCTGTCCGAGCGGTCTGGCGTACAGATCGACACGATGAGCCAATGGCGCTACCAGCACTCGCCAGCGCTCGTTACCTTCGAGGCCGCGCTCAACGCCGCTGGCTATGAACTCTGCATCAGGAAGAGGAGGGACGCATGACTAGGCAGGAACTCATTGAGAAAGTGGCTCGCGATCTTGGCGGGGAGTCTCACGATCCAAAGGACCTTGAGTGCTTGGCGGAAGCAATCATAGATATTGTGGTGCAATCAGAAGTCGATCTGCTCAAGGCGGTATCAGCGGAAATATGCAAATACAACAAACTGGACCCTGATGGCGTGATGGTGCATGAGCGCAGGCCCGTTGGATGGAATCCTCAGTCGATTTTGTTTGGTTTTGCTGACGCAGCAAATGACGCAATCGATTCAATTCGTTCACTTGGTAAAAGCCAATGAGTACGCTTGCGCTCTACAAGCAGATGCACTCCGAGGGCAAGTTCCCCGGCCACAGCACCGAGAAGTGGTCTGACATCGTTGCCAAGGCCATCAAGGACTATGGAGCCAAGTCCATCCTCGACTTTGGCAGCGGCAAGGGGATGCAGTACGACTCCCTGAAGCTGCATGAGAAGTGGGGCGTCGAGAAGCCGACGCTCTACGATCCCGCTGTCCCCGGCATCGACAAGCTGCCGAACCCGATGCTGCCATTCGATGGCGTCATCTGCCTTGATGTGTTGGAGCATCTTGAGGACGAGGAACTCAGGCGCGCGGTGTTCGACGCGACGATCCGCGCCAAGAAGTTCGTGGTCTTCGGCATCGCGACGTTCCCGGCAAAGAAGACTCTGCCGGATGGCCGCAACGCACACCTGACGCTCTGGAGCCAGGATGTGTGGACGAACTACATCCACACCCATCGGTTCCAGAGCGATGCGTTCGTGATGATCCATTTCGATGGAGGCCATGATGGCCGATGACCCGTTGCCATACTGGATAGGCTTCGACGCGCGGGAGATCGACGCCTACGATGTCTGCATGTTCTCCTGCCAGCGCAAGAGCAGCATCCCGCTGCATGTGCGCGCGCTACGCCACAAGGACCTTCGCGGCAAGGGCATCTTCGACCGCGAGTGGGGCGTGGACCCGAAGACCGGGCAGATGTTTGATGTCCGCGACGGGCTTCCGTTCAGCACGGAGTTCGCCTTCACGCGCTTCCTCGTCCCGCACTTGCAGGACTACAAGGGCTGGGCGCTGTTCACCGACTGCGACATGCTGTGGTTGGATGATGTTGGCGAGCTTCTCAAGGAGGCCGACGACAAGTATGCGGTGATGGTGGTCAAGCAGATCCACTTGCCGCAGAACCAGATCAAGATGGACGGCCAGATCCAGAAGCCGTACCCGAGGAAGAACTGGTCCTCCGTGATCCTGTTCAACTGCGGGCATCCGTCAAACCGTGTCCTGACGCCAGACTTCGTCAACCATGCAACGGGTCGCGAGTTGCACACGTTTACATGGCTGAAGGACAGCGAGATCGGTGACCTGTCGCCTGGGTGGAACTTCCTCGTCGGCCACACGAAACACAACATCAAGCCGCGCCTCATGCACTTCACCGATGGCGGGCCTTGGTTCGACCACATGCGAGACATCCCGTTCGCGGGCTGGTGGACCAACGAGTACGACTACATGATGAAGACGCGGGGGAGGTTCGAATGAAGAAGGTGGGAGACTGGTGGCTGCCGAGCGCAGACCAGCATTTCGTTGGCGACATCTCGTCGTATCAGATGGCCTCGTATGCAAAGGCGTCAGCACACATCAAGGCATCTGGCACGGCCATCGACGTTGGCGCGCATATCGGGATCTTCTCGCGGCGCATGTCAAAGGACTTTTCGCTCGTCCACGCTTTTGAGCCTGACGCGCATAACTACGCCTGCCTTGTCCGCAACGTGCAGTCATGGGCCGTGCGGGCGACGTATGGAGCCGCTGGCGCGCAGAGGGGCATGGGCAACGTGCGAGTCGATGCGGTTGCCAACACCGGGGCGCGCGGGTTTGAGGCGGCGGCGACGGGCGCTGTGCCAATGTTTGCCATCGATGAGTTCAAATACGACGAACTCGGGCTGGTCAAGATCGACACCGAGGGATACGAGCATCGTGTCCTCGTCGGGGCATTGGAGACGCTCAAGCGCCACAAGCCCGTCCTCATCATCGAGCGGCCAAAGGAGGACTCTCTGAACGTCCTTCGCCTTCTTGGCTACCGTCTTGCCGAAGTTGTCGGCAAGGACAGCATCTTCGTGGAGAAGTGACATGAAAGTGATGATCTGCTCGTCCTGGTCGGAGGCGGGCTTTGAACTCTACGGGCGTCGCTGGCTTGAGACCGCTAGCAAGTATTGGGATCCTAGTATCGAAATTAATGTCATCAGCGACAAGCATCTCGAAATGGATCCTGATTTTCGGAACTTCATGGCTCGTCATGCGGTTCAAAAGTTGGATCCTAAGCAGCCGGGATACGACTACCGGCAGGATCTTCTGCGATTCGCCCACAAGGTCTTCGCTCTGAAGGAGGCTCTTGAGGATGCTAGCTATGGCGGAGAAGATGGGCTGGACGACGGATGCGACTGGCTTGTCTGGCTAGACGGCGATGTCGAGACCCGCGCCCCGCTCACGATGGACTTCCTCAAGCACATCCTGCCCGAGGACAAGGACGGGGTGCTGCTCTCGCGCGCGCAGACAGCCACGCATCCCGAGTGCGGGTTCATGGCCTTCAACCTTCGCCGCAAGGGGGCTGACTTCCTCCGCAAGTTCATCGGCATGTACGAGAAGGACGATGTGCTGAAGCTGTCGGAACTGCATGACAGCTACGTCTTCATGGTCTGCGTCATCGCACACATGGAGAGCGAGAAGAGCGAGTGGCACGACCTCTGCCCCGCCGGAGCCGGTCCCTATGGCCTGGACGCCTTCGAGGCCAGCCCGCTGGACAACGTGTTCGTCCACAAGAAGGGCAACCGCAAGGCGGGGATGACAAACGCTGAGATTGTCGAGCGGCTGCTGGGCGGTGCCAAGCCCGCCTACGTCAACCCGAAGGACTTCGACGGCAGCGTCCCGGAAGATGCCGTGCCGGTGGTCGATTGCGACATGGTGCCGGTCGAGGACATTCGCCGCGCCCTTCTGGCACTTGAGGACAAGCCATTGATTTTCATTGGCTTTTACTCGTCCGACGAGAACGGCAAGCACATCGACACCAGCCGCTTTGGCATCAATGCGGTGCGAACGGACACGATTGCCTTCGAGTCCGTGGAGCGGGCGACGGATGGGCTTGGGTTCGTCCATGTTGCCGTGACCCGCGACTTCCCCGTGATCCCCGACGACCTCCCTGTCTTCCACCAGCGGCAGATGTCGGCAATCAAGAAAGAAGAGATCAAGTCGATTACGAACAACGCCTACCAGACCAACATGGTGGTCCAGACGCAGAACTGCGTCCCCAACGAGACCATCCACGCCAACATCAAGGCCAATCTGGAACAGGTCCAGAACTGGGTGCGCTACACGAAGCACCACATGAGGCGGGCCATCATCGTTTCCGCTGGCCCGTCGCTGGAGATGCCCGAGACCCTGGCCGAGATCCGCCGCGAGGTGGAGGAGGGTGCGGTCCTGTTCTGCGTGAAGCACAGCCACCAGAAGCTGATTGACGCCGGTCTGGTCCCGTGGGGATGCGTCCTCCTTGACCCCCGCCCGCACGATGGCATCAGCACCCACGGCAAGGCACGCGCCGATCTCCTCCCGGCAGCCTATCCGGGTGTCCGGTACTTTTGCGCCTCGATGGTCGATCCCGGCGTCGTGAAGCGCCTGCTGGAGACGGGCGGCAAGGTCTATGGCTGGCATGCTGCGGTAGGTGCGGACGAGAAGTCCGTGCTGCCCCCGGAGCACCAGAAGTTCCTCATGGGGGGAGGATCTTCGTCGGCTGGCCGCGCTATGATCCTCGCGTGGCAGTTCCTCGGCTTCCAGTCGATTGGGCTGTACGGCTTTGACTCCTGTCATCTGGACGAGAGCAAGCTGGACAAGTCCGCGCGGCATCAGGATGGCACCCCGAAGTACGTCCTCATGGATGTGGCTGTCGGGGGCAGGAACCGGCAGTTCTGGACGGACAGGGACATCCTCTGTCAGGCGCAGGACTTCACCCGGTTCCTCCAGGAAAGCCCGTGGATTCAATGGGACGCCCACGGTCCCGGCATGGTTGCGTGGTTGTGGCAGAACACCCGTGGCATGATGCCGACGCTTGAGGAGACCTACACATGAGCGAAGACCGCAAGTGGCGAGGAGACAACGACAAGGTCAAGCGCAAGAAGCGCCAAGCCCTGAATGCCCTCCTCGTCAACATTGCGGATTCGCTGGAGGAGAAGGAGCGGGAGTCCATCGCGCAGGTGTGCCTTGAGGACTTCCGCGCCGACAAGGACAGTCGCTCCGAGTGGGATGCGATGCACGCCGACTGGGTGGCCGTCTACAACCAGCAGGACGCCCCGATCAATCGCCCGTGGCCCGGCTCGTCCGACGAGTCCCTTGGCCTGCTGACGGAAGCCTGCAACTCCTTCCAGTCCCGTGCCTACAAGGCGTTCTTTGGCACCCGGATGCCCGTTGCGGCCATCTCGGTCAGCCCGTCCATTCCGGGGTCTGCCGAGCGCGCCAAGCGGGTCAGCCAGTTCCTCCAATGGTCCCTGTTCTTCAAGGACCAGACCTACAAGGAGGACAAGTCCGCGATGCTCCTGCGCGTGGCGGTCCACGGCAGCGACTTCAGCAAGACCTACTTCGACCCCGTGATGAACCGGATCGTCACCCGCCCCGTGCGCGCGGAGGACCTGTTCGTCCCCTACCACATCGGCCCGATCAACATCGAGGATGTGCATCGGAAGACCGAACTGATCTACATCCAGTTGAACGAGGGCCGCATCCGGGCGTCTGAGGGATACTTCCTCTTCCCGCCAGAGCCGATGATGATCGGCAACGTCACCTCGCTGATCCAGCAGCAGAACGACCGCGACAGCGGCATCCAGCCGTCCTCCATGGAAAGCGAGGACATGGCGCAAATCATCGAGCAGCATCGCGACCTCGACCTCGACGGCGACGGCATTGCCGAGCCTTACAAGGTCTGGGTGGATGTGACCTCGGAGAAGCTGCTCCGCATCGAGGTCCGGTACGAGGTAGACGAGTTTGGCCGCCCCCTGAACGGTCGGATGCCCATCGAGGAGTACACCCATTATCGCTTCCTCGCGAACCCGGACGGCTTCTACGGCTACGGTCTAGGCTTCCTGCTGGGCAAGACCAACATTGCCATCAACAAGCTGCTGCGCCAGTTCATCGACGCCACGACCCTGTCGATCCACGGCAACATGAGCGGGTTCATCTCGGAGGCCCTGAACATCAGCAAGGGGCCGGTCAAGATCGAACTCGGCAGCCTGAAGACCGTCTCCGCGAGTACGGACGACATCCAGAAGGGCATCAAGACGCTCTCCTTCCCCGCGCCGCCTCCGACGCTGATGCAGGCCATCGCGCAGTTGGAGACCCGCGCCCAGCGCATTGGCGCAACCACCGACGCTGCCGCTGGCGACATCAACAAGGTGTTCCAGCCCACGACCATGCAGACGATGGTCGAGCAGTCGCTGGTGATGTTCACAAGCGTCCAGGAGTTCCTGCTGCACTCTTGGAGCAAGGAACTGAACAAGATCTATCGCCTGCACGGCATCTACTTCCGGGGCATCGAGGGCTTTATCTCGGTGACGCCGGAGGGGCCGGAGCAGATGATGGTCACGGAGGAGGACTTTGCGGACGACATGCTCATCATGCCGGTGGCCGATCCTCGCATGATGAACCAGCAGAGCCGCCTCCAGAAGGCCCAGTTCCTGTTCGACTTCGCTACCAAGAACCCCATCGTTGGCAACAACCCGGAAG